CGTGGGTCAGGCACAGGATACACACTTAACACAGGTATGACAAGTGCTCTCGGAGAAGCTCTCGGAGATGCAGCTGCTAACTCTATCGCCGAAATGGCATTTAGTATTGAGAAAGTTACTGTAACTGCTGTTACTCGGGCATTAAAAGCTGAGTACACAATGGAACTTGCTCAAGACCTAAAAGCAATTCATGGTTTAGACGCAGAAACAGAATTGTCAAACATTCTGTCTAATGAAATCCTTGCAGAAATAAATCGTGAAGTTGTTAGAACAATCAACTACACAGCATCTGCTGGTGCTCAGAATAATACTGCAACTGCTGGAACATTCAACATGGACACCGATTCAAATGGTCGTTGGTCAGTTGAAAGATTCAAAGGTTTAATATTCCAAATCGACAGAGATGCCAACGAAATTGCAAAAGCAACTCGTAGAGGTAAAGGTAACGTATTGATCTGTGGATCAGATGTTGCATCTGCACTTCAAATGGCTGGTGTTCTTGACTATGCTCCTGCATTATCAGCAGACTTAAATGTTGATGACTCAGGAAATACTTTTGCTGGAACACTTAATGGTCGTATCAAAGTTTATGTTGACCCATACTTTGCAACTGCTAGTGGTGACGAATACTACACAGTTGGATATAAGGGTGCATCTGCATTTGATGCTGGTCTATTCTATTGTCCTTATGTACCTCTTCAAATGGTTCGTGCCGTTGGTGAGAATACATTCCAACCAAAAATCGGGTTTAAAACTCGTTATGGTATTGTTGCCAATCCGTTTGCTACTGCAGCTGCTGATGGTGCGATTGCTTTCGCAAAAACCAACAAATACTACAGAATTGGTTTCGTTACAAACTTAATGTAAGAAACACTACAATTCATTTACAACTCAGGGGAGGGCTGAAAAGTCCTCCCTTTTTTTGTTTACAGTTCTTATAAATAGGAGAAACACAAACTATAAAGGTGTCTCAATGGCTATAGTAGACAATCAACCATCAAACAAAAACTTTCTAAGTCCTCTTGGATTTAGATTTATTTTGTCTCGTACACCAAACATAGAATATTTCTGTCAGGCTGCAACACTACCAAATATGGTTATGGCGGAAGCATTGACTGCTAATCCTTTTCTTAATACTCCAGCTCCAGGCACAAAGATATCGTTTGAACCTTTTGATATTCGATTTCGAGTTGATGAAGATATGAATAACTATCAGGAAATATATGATTGGTTCATTGGACTTGGATTTCCAGATAACTTTAGTCAGTATAAAGATATTCAACAATCGAGAACAGGTGGAATTAGAAAAACTACATCTGAATCAAATCAGACAAAGGCAGGAAACATTTACTCAGATGGTTCTCTGATTGTATTGACAAGTAACAACAATGCAAACATTCGTATTGCTTTCTTTGACTTGTTTCCTGTAGCATTGACAGCTCTTGAATTTGATGTAACGCAGACAGAGATTGCATATCTTGAGGCAACAGCATCTTTTAGATATCGTAAATTTACTATTGAAAAAATTACTTGAGGAGGTAACAGATGTCTAACATTATTAAAAGTAAATTTGGAGCAAGATTTGATCCACATCTTGTTGCTCGAGGTTCTTGTTCTTCCGTTGAAAGAAAGGGAAGTTTCTTCTGTTTCTCACTACGTCTATCTGATGAAGATATAAGAGAATACTCTTTTACGGATAGAGAAAGAGCTATAAAGATGCGTAGTCAAATGATAGACCTTCTTGAGAAAAAATTTATCTTTGATAGAAAAAAAGAACTCAATTACTATTGACAATAGAAAACATTTGAACTATACTGTGAATTATGGAATTAAAAGAATTAGTTGAACTTTGGAAAGAAGATTGTATCATTGATGATACTGAGCTAGGATACGAGAGTACTCGCATACCAAATCTTCATGCAAAATATCTTGGAATCTTTTCTGAAGAAAGAATGAAACTTCGTTCTCTACAGATTAAGAAAAAAAAGACGTATCAATGGTTGAGTGATTATTATCGAGGAGATTTAAACAATCCCGAAGATTTGAAACGTATTAATCGTCAGCCATGGGCTAAGACAGTTCTTCGTGGAGACATAGCAGAGTATGTCAGCAGTGACGATGAGATGCTCATTCTCAGCAGTAAAATTGGTGCAATAGAAGAAAAGATTACAGTTCTTGAGAATGTTCTCAAAGCAATTAACAATAGAGGATTTCAGATTAAGTCTGCAATTGACTGGCATAGATTAACTAACTTTGGAGGATAATGAACTGCATCCACACCTTGCAATATGTGAGAGTGATGTGAAAAATAATATGTTAGAAGTGACTAAAGTAAATGATGTTTATATTAAAGTAAATTGCCAAAATTCTATCGCACAGGAACTATGTGACTTTTTCTGTTATGAAGTGCCTGGCCATAAGTTCATGCCTGCTTTCAAGAGAAGAAAATGGGATGGAAAGATGCGATTGTTCAATGTCGCAAGCCGTAGAATATATGCTGGACTTCTTCCTCATGTTCGTGCCTTTGCACAACAGAGAAAGTATGACGTATCCTATGGTGAGGATAACGATAATGACCGATATGAGACTGCTGAGGACATTAAAGAGTTCTATAGTGTTCTACTCTCGGAAACAGACTTTGATGCTAGAGACTACCAAATAGACGGATTACTACAGTGTGTTAATTCTAAAAGGGGTGTGGTTGTCAGTCCAACAGGGAGTGGTAAGTCTTTAATGATATATGCACTGTGTCGTTGGTTTACAGAAGAAAAGGTTGTGATTATTGTTCCGACTATTTCTCTTGTTGCACAGATGTATAAAGACTTTGTTGATTACGGAGGAAATCCAGAAGAGGCACATTGTGTTCAGGCTGGTATCAATCCACAGACAAATAGAAGAATTACAATATCAACGTGGCAATCTCTTGTAAAGCTTCCAAAGAAGTTCTTTTCTCAATTTGGACTTGTAATTGGAGATGAGTGTCATTCTTTCAAGTCCAAGTCTCTTGTTTCGATTATGACGAGACTTGAGAACTGTGAATATCGTTTTGGTTTTACAGGAACTCTTGATGGTATGGATATTCATAAGCTTGTTCTTGAGGGATTATTTGGTCGTGCAAGAAAAAATGTTTCTACTAAAGAATTGATGGATAAGAAACAACTAGCAAAGTTGGATATTACGTGTGTTATCTTTGGTTATACTCCGTCAGAGTGTCAACTTGTTAATAATATGGATTATCAGGATGAACTTGATTGGATTGTATCCAACAAAAAGAGAAATAAGTTCATTACAAATTTAGCCTGTGAACAGACAGAGAATACACTTCTTCTGTTTCAATACGTAGAAAAACATGGTAGAATACTTTACGACATGATTAAGGAGTCATCAGATGACAAAAGAAAAATTTTTTTCGTATATGGGGGAACAGATTCCGAAAGTCGGGAAAAAGTTCGTGCAATCTGTGAAATACATCGTGGTTGCATTATTGTGGCTAGTGTCGGTGTTTTCAGTACTGGCATTAATATTCGCAATCTTCATAACATTATCTTTGGCTCTCCTAGTAAGTCACGCATACGAAACTTACAAAGCATTGGTAGGTCGTTAAGAGTAACAAAGAAAAAAAATATCGCAAAAATATTTGACTTAGCAGACGATTTAAGATATAATAAGAAACCAAACTACACATTAAGACATTTTGCAGAAAGAATTAAGATTTATAAAGAAGAACAGTTTTCATATTCGGTGGTAAACGTAACATGACACAGGTTAATGAAGAAGATTTATACAGCTACGAGATATTGGTTTTAAAGCTTACAAGTGGAGATACAGTCGTATCTTACGCAGATATAAGTGATCCTGATAGTATTCGATTGTATAGACCTCTCGAAGTGAGGTGGATGACAGGACAAAGAAGTGGTCATGGTCTTTTGCCGTGGATGCCTTTTAGTGAAAGTGAAGTTTATAATGTTCATAGAAAAAACATTGTTGTCATGGAAACTCCTATTAAGGTTATGATAGATGGTTATATCAGTTCTTGTGATATGTACGATGAAGAACCTACACGATACAAGTACACAGAAGAACGAAATAAAGAATGGGAAGAAGAATTTGGGACAGAGGGAATTAGATTTGCTGATCAACAGTCGGAACAAGTCTACGAAGCAATGTTGCAAAGATTAGCAAACACACACATGAAAGTTCATTAAAATGGCTCGTAAGAAATCTGAACACTATGTCAACAATAAAATGTTTTTTGAAGCACTTGTTGAGTTCAAAGGAAAAGTTATAGCTGCAAAGGATAATGATGATCCAAGACCTCAACCTTCCACATACATTGGAAGTTGTATTATGAAGATTGCAACACATCTTTCTCATAAACCAAACTTTACAAACTATACCTTCAAGGAAGAAATGATAAGTGATGGTATAGAAAACTCTTTGCAATACATTGATAATTTTAATCCAGAGAAATCACAGAATCCATTTGCATATTTTACACAGATTATATACTATGCCTTTCTTCGTAGAATTGAAAAAGAGAAGAAACAATTATATACCAAGTATAAGATGACGGATCAAGTTAATATAAATCAAACAGCTTCAATATCTCAGACTCACAATGGATTGACATGGGGTCAGGATAACTATGGAGGAGCAAATCTTGGGTCGGAAATAAAATACAATGAGTGGACACAGGAAAAGGTGTCAAACTTTATTGATGACTTTGAGGTAAAGAAAAGAAAGAAAGTACAGAAAAGAACTGCTGATACAACAACTATATTTTCAGATTGATAAAGGGAAGACATGATACCGATGGAAAATTTATTGAACGATACAGTAACCATATACGGAAAAGAGGGTTGTGGTTACTGTATCTTAGCTAAATCGTTGTGTGAAGAAAAAGGATTTACATATACGTATAAAACTTTAGAAAAAGACTTTACAATAGAAGAACTTTATGGTATAGTACCATTTAAGACATTTCCACAGATATTCTATAATGATAAGAGTGTTGGTGGATATACAGAGTTTAAAGCAATAGTTGATAATTTGGAATCTTAATTTTGTATGGCAATCATATATCTTTGTTGTCCTTTTATTGGGTATTTTCTAGCAATAATGTGGACAGTACTTTTTGGTGAATTTATATATGAGAATAAAAACATTGCAGAAGAAACTTTATTTTTTGTTGTGTTGTCTTTTCTCTATGTTTTTGTAAGACAGATTATGGGTAAGTTTAAATGAAAATAGCTCTTGTGACTGATACGCACTTTGGCGGGAAATCCGATAGTGAAGTGTTTGCAAAGTATAACGGCAAATTTTATAATGATATATTCTTTCCTTACTTGAAGAAAGAAAACATAACACAAATCATTCATCTTGGTGATATTGTTGATCGAAGAAAGTTTATAAACTTCTCGACTGCTAGACATATGCACGATACCTTCATAAAACCGATTGTAGACATGAATATCAAGGCTGATTTGATTATAGGTAATCACGACACCTATTTCAAGAACACTAACGATATCAACTCTATGAGGGAACTATACGGGCATACCACGTATGATAACCTCTCATACTTTGATAAGTCAACTGTAAGAGAGTATGATGGAACAGAAATACTTCTACAGCCTTGGATTTGTTCTTCAAACTATGATGAATCTATGAAAATCATTCGAGAGACTTCTGCACAAATACTATTTGGCCATTTGGAGATACAGGGGTTTATGATGTATCGAGATGGTATGGCCTGTCACAATGGACTGACTCCAGAAATGTTTTCTCGATTTGACGTTGTTTGTTCTGGACATTTTCATCATCGTTCTAAAATGGAGAATATACAATATCTTGGTTGTCCTTATGAGATGACTTGGAGTGACTATAATGACAATAAAGGTTTTCATGTGTTCGATACTGAAAAAAGAACCTTGACTTTCATACAGAATCCGTATAGACTGTTTCATAAGATTGTGTATGATGACTCTAAGATGAGCTTAACAGATGTGATGAAGAAGGATTACTCTTTTTATACTGATACGTATGTCAAGGTAATTATTTCTTCAAAAAATAATCCGTATATGCTTGACAAACTTTTGGATAATCTGTATCAGGCAAATCCTCATAATGTTGCCATTGTAGATGATCATAAGAATATAAATGAACAGACAGATGAAGAGATTGGAGTTGATGCAGAGGATACTCTTACTATTCTTCGTAAGTACGTTACAAATATAGACATTAGTGATAATGAAAAGTATCTTGTGAAAGCAGAAATAGACAATCTGTATCATAGGGCTCAGAATATGGAGATTTGATTTGATTGTTTTTGAGATGATTCGTTATAAGAATTTTCTTTCATCGGGTAATGTATGGACAGAAATACCACTTAACGAAGCTTCAAATACTCTTGTGATTGGTGATAATGGTGCTGGAAAATCCACAATGCTTGATGCGTTGTGTTTTACTTTATT